CTTCATTGGCAACAGGAGGGACAAAATCAGGGCGAATTGAGGTTTTTCTAAGGTCAGCTGCACAAAGGCTTACGCCGCGAGGCAGAAGAACTCCACCAGTCACTGCAGGGTTGAATTCAATAAGCTCTGCAATGGTGGGATCTTTTGACATACCCCAACTTGCGATGTTGGTACTATCCGACCCTGGATTGTTGTAAAGCTTGTGAACACCAGTGCTTAGAACAATACTTACGCAATCAAGCTGCGCCTCACGACTTGTGAATGTGTACCAGTCTTTACTAGTAATAATCGCTGCTTCAATTACAGCTCTGTTGATCGTCTTGAATGGCCTTTGGGGCGTGAAGCCACAAGTCAACCGTTGCTTTTCAAGCCTTTTTACCTTGGATGCAAGGATTTCCGCTTCTGTTACGCCTTCTTCAAAGCTGTTATATGCACCACCAACGAATTCATCGCTGCCTGTATATGGGTTGACGTAAAGGGTAAATGGCGCATTTAGAGGATCAACCTGTGCTTCATCACCAGGAGACACTGCCGCGTTACCGGCAATCTGCTTCATGAGGTCATTCAGCGCTGCGATTTGCTGACGAAATTCTCCTTGAGTTGCGTTAATGTCACTCAGCGAACCGTCATCGCCAGCAAACTCCAGGTTTGACACGCTTCTTTGGCACTAGATGTTGATATGGTAGCAGGCTAATTCTTAAGACGCTACTTTTAGCTTGACTTCCGAAGTGGCGACAAAATCAGCAGTACCTGCGATAAGCTCACTAGCCCTTGTATTTAGCCTTGTATTCGTTAAAAGAATTTCGCACTCATAGTAAACGGATCCGTTAACTCTTGGAGCTTGTTCGTTGCGATTTTTGTATATGTAAAATCTTGCTTTTGTATTGCATTGATTTTGCGTTAGCAATACCAGTCTGAGCAACGATAAGCCGTCCTCTTCGTTGCTGACATTTTTGTTTTCCGCTAGGAACTGCAGGCTCCCTGCGCCTCTGACAAGTGACTTGATGTTTTCGCCAAAAGTCTCTCCAATGGCTGTTACATCAAGATTGCTTGCGTCAATACTAAGTATCCATTCTTCAAGGTCACATTGAAGCTTCCAGTCTCGATTTGCATCATCACAGAGCACGTCAAATCCAGCAGGCAAGCTGATTGCCGACTTCAGTGTCACCTCGGAGTCAAGCAGTGTCAAAGGCTTTATGGACGCAATGGCAGAGTTGATCGCCTGAACGTATGCCGGGTCGTCGTCATATTTAGTGATGATAAAATTGCCAGGCTTTACTCTAAGCAATGGCTTTTCGGTTCCACTGCCAGAATGACCAGCTGCTTCAGTTGTCCAAAATTTAATTCGGTCCAATAAGTCCCTGTTTATGAAACCATCGAACTGCTTAGTCAAACCAGTGTTGTTCTCGTTATTGTATTTACTAAAGTCTTGTTCAATTTCTTCATTGATTATCAAAGTGTCTTCATCTTGTTGTGTAACAATGTTGTCACCGCTTTGAGTAACTAGGAATTCAGCGTCTATCAATGCATGGTAAAAATCGGATCCGTCTGTCAAATCTCCTGTGTAAAACGCTAAAACAATTCCTGGAGCCCATATTGAGCCACGATAAAAGCCATGGCCATCAGGGCAATCAGCGTAACCATCGCCGTTAACATCAAATGGAACTCCGTCCTCGGCAGCAAGAATTACTCGATCACCAGACCAATACGCTTGATTCGCAAGCGAAATGCTCCCAACATTCAACCTGGCAGGCGTCAGCGCCATCGCATTGGGTATTTCCCTGCTAATTTCGAGGACGCCGCCGCTGCCTAAGACTGCCATTAGTAAGTACCAGTGGGCTTGCCGGTAAACGTGAACGAAACTGGAACGCTAACCAAATCTCCAACGCTTACGCTAGTGCCAGCCTGAGTGATCAGGGCATTCCCAGTAAGGGTTCCATCTGTTGTAGAAGTATCGAGAACGATCGAGATACTATTGGTGTTTGAAGTATCGGCAAGGAGTCGGTTAATGATGGCTCTGGTTGCTGTATCGGCAGAGTCGTAGAGCAAGGTTCCGCTACCCGTTGTTCCCCGAATTCCGTACGCATAGGTACGGTCAAGATCTCCGATGCCCGTAGTTTCAAGGGCATCTCTGGCGAAGGTAACCGAGACATCACGAACTTTCGCGATAGCAACCCCATCAAGTCGAAGTTCAGCAGTAGCGCCTGTTTTTACAGCCATGGTCCGAATCTTTTAACTCATTCTAAGCTCAGCGGTGAGACTTACCCTTACATTCGACAATCCTGGTGCAATACTTTCAACCTGAGGTGGCGATCCCTCGGTGAAGCACCAGATCAGTCCAGCGCCAGTAGCACTGGAATCCAACCATGAACTAAGCGTCCCGTCTGCACCGTTGAATATTATGTCTGGCAGCGTAAGACTATCGACAGAACCCTTCGCGCTGTTGTAAGCGCTAAGAATCGCAGAAGTATTAGTGTCATTAATGTTATTAAACTGCAAATTCAATGTTGCGCGACTTGGCCTGCTGCCCCATAACCTCCGAGTAACTACACCAGACTGTGATGTCTCAGTAGTTGTCTGCCAAGCTGGTGCGACAAAACTGCGGCTAGTTGGTTGAATCCCAGGGAATGCAGTAACCATCAGCCTTCAATCACCCAATTGCTAGCAGTATCAAAACCATCAGCCACTTGCAAAACTCCAGAACTGTTCACTGGCATGTGCAGTGCTTCTATTGTAAATGTCCCGTCATCGGTTGGCGAAATTCGCTCAATCTGGTAAACCCGGATCTGTGTGCTCGGTAGTTTGACTGTAAAAACGACACCAACTGGTGAAGCTGTCTTGCCACCGCTGCTAACGTTTAATGTCGCGTCAGCAGGAGGTGTGCCTTCGGTTCCGTCCCAAGCCACCACGTTGTAAGTGCCGTCCACAAGAGCTTTTGTGCTCACAAGTGCGCCCTCGGGTGTTACGACACCATTGTTGAACTCGTCATACTCGGTTTCGTCCATCGCAACTTTGATGTAGTCGCCTGGAGCAAGGCTTGAGACCACGGCGTCATGCGTGGTCGCGAAAGAAATCGTATGCGTTGGAATGCGGCGCATACGAATCAGGAACTTCGCTGCATCAATAGCGTGCTCTCTGCTTGTGCAGAAATCACTCACATCAACTTGTTCTGTTGGATCGGTCTCAGACGCTTCAGGTACATCCTCACGCACCAAGACTTCACGCACGACAGGAAAAAGCCCAGGGCTATTCAAGTCGGTTGATGGGCGCTCCTCGCGATACTTGACTGAGATTTGGATTGGATCACGATCTTCTGGATCGAAGTATTGGAGCTGGAAGCTATCTTCCGCAATATTTCCAGCGGTAAAGAGCCCAGCGATTGGCGCAGTTACCTGCAAGCTTGAACCGCTGATGGGCAGAGCAGTATTTAGAAAATACTTGCCATCAGATTCTCCAAATTGCAGCAGGTGCGTTGCGGACAAATCAGCAGCAAATTGGCGGATATTAATTGGCTCGGCAATAGCAGCATCATAGAAATACTTGCGATCTTGGCACCACTGGGCTGCAGCGGTAAACGATGCCTCGTCGATCATGTCAGCCTTAATAAACGAACCAGCGCCATATCTAGTGTTGGTCAGCAGGTCGTAAAGCACCTCGGGGAAAAGATGAGTTGCACCAGTAGTTCCACCAGAAAGAGGCAGTAAATTGCATACCTTGCCTCCTGTCACGTAAGTGGAGAACTGCGCAAACTGCTGGAACTCTGCTGATGAACGAATATTGATGCCCACCAAAGCCAAGTCGTCATACAAAGGCGCAGTTGTGTTTGGCACAATCTCGTTCACATAAACGATTTCGTGCTCGGGGCCTGAGTCTGCTGAACTTGCGATTTCTGAATAGACAAAAGCCTCTGCTAGCTTTCCGTAATTATCAATATAATTTCCCGCACCAGCAGCAACCCCAGTTCCTGTACCAGCCCCCGTCGCAATAAAGGTAGTACCGATATTGTTGTCAGCAGAGCCGATCAGCGTAAAATCAGTTGTCCCAACGGAGACAATAATGTACTTTAATCCAGTGACAAAAGAGCCCGCAGTTACGTTAATTCTGTCAACTTCATCCAATCCATCGTAGTTCTTGGTATCGGGAGCCCCTCCTCCAGAGCCCACTACCTGAGTGTATGTATATCTTAGGTTTAGCTTTGGATCCGCTTCGCCAATCGCAATTTTGAACTTATCAATAGAAAGAGGAACCGACTCACCGTTGAAAACTACAGTCACCCCGTTTTCGGAGATAGGAGTTATAAGCGCAGACTTAGCATCTAAAACATAAAGGGTGGCATTGGTGCCGTAAAATTGATTGCGTATTTCAAACCCAGAAAGCGGATCAAACTGAAACTCTCTTTGCTTCACATCAGAAAACTCAAGTCGAATATAATTAAAAACAGATTGCTGAGTCTCGCTGCGAACTCCATAAGCGTTATCAAGTACAGTCCAAACAGAATCTCCAATCTCCCTGTATCTAATTTTGAAAAAAGAATATCTTTCGACGGGTGAAGTTATTACGCCACTTTGGTAAAATTTATTAACAATATCGTCTGCGTCTGCATTTGCTTGAGCCTCGCAAAAATTTTCATCAGCATACTTATAAGTCTTGGTATCCCTGAAGTTGCAAATACCATTAAGCCTAATTCCAAGATTGGATTTGAGGCCAATTTCAACCACCGAGCAGGGACGGGAATTGGATATATTTGCCCTTGCGTAACGTAAAAGGTGTCCGCCTGTTGTTGCTTTTTCACGAAGACCTCCGTCTCCACCTTTATCTCTAAGCTGCGCACTTGAGTAACATTTAACACTGCCAGGTTCTACTGAAGTGAAGGTTGCCGTAATGGATACGCCTGTATTGGTATCGCCTTCATCATCTGCCTCCGAAATAAATTGACCGTCAGGACTTCGATCAGTACAAACACCAAGGCCGCTGCCAATCTTGTAAACCTCGCCAACAACCAATCTGTCATCCCAAGTCTTTTGAATTGAAGCAACAGCACTTGCGACATCCTTGCACTGCGCTGGATCTCCGTCTACTTGGTTGTTTGGTGGGTACTGATCAAATTCAGTATCAAAGTCGCTATCCTTAAAAAGCCTGTACTTAATTTCAACACCAGAGCCAAAAGACTGAAGACTACCCGAACCTTCAACAGAATTAATCTCAAAAACCCCAGAAAAAGTTGAAAACTCTGCTCTATATTTGTCCCTATTATTCATGACTGGAGCATCAACTGGGCACTTCACCTCAGCCTGACTGCTGCTGCTAGGGACATTTTGGCTTCTCACGCCTGGCCTAATAATTGGATTAACTTTATACATAAGATTATTGCCAATCG